CTGGTAGACGCACCGGATTTAGGTTCCGGCGCCGCAAGGCTTGGGGGTTCGACTCCCTTCACCCGCACCACAGCCTCTGCCCGCCAATGGCGTTGCGGCCGGACCTGTGGCGACCCCGGTAGGAGGTCGCGAACTTCGTCAAATTAATGTGTTGGTGCCGAGCGGTCCAAGCGAGCCGGTCATTGCAGGTCAACAGGTTGCTGACTGCGGTTCCAACCATCCTGAAGCAAAGCTCAGAAACGAAAACCCCGGAGCGCTGGCGGGCGCAACCGGGGCCGAATGCTTCACGAAGGAAGTAGCCGGGAAAGAGTACACCGGCTTGACCGGCAGGGCAATCGTCGCCCTGCTCGAAGCGGCTGAGGCAGGAGACGCGGACGCCTGCACCGTGGCGATCAGGGCGCTTCGGAAGCTTCCCGGGCTTCAAGTCGCCACCATCGCGGCCTGCGCCTTTTTCGCGCTCGATGACGATGCCGCGGAAGACGTCATCAGGGGCGTTCTGCGTCGAGCCGGCTGGCCGTTACCGGATGCGCTGGCCCCGATGTATGGCGCTCGTCTGTGGGCGCGGGACGCAAGCCGATCCGAGCGGAAGGCTTTCGCCTTGGCCGCCTTCGAAGCCTTGGGCACGGACGATCAGCAGGCGTTCCTCCGGTTCACGGGAGGTCCCTCGTGATGAAGTTCGAGCGTCCAGTTGGCCGACCGTTCGAGGTGCCGGTCGAACCTGCCCAGCTCTTCGAGCATCTCCGCGTTTCGGGGCAAGCCGACCTCGAAGCCGAGGCGACGCGTCTGGCGATCGCTTCCGGTTGGGAAATCGAGGACAGGGCACAGATAGCACTCCTCACCCAGACAATCACCGCTTTCGCTTATCACCCGAGGTTCGGGCAGGCCTACCACCTGCCTGTCGGGCCGGTTCTCTCGGGGGCATCGGTGAGCGTCAGCGTCCTTCCCGCCGGCCTGCCGGAGGCGGTTCTGCAGAACGGGCAGTTTCTTCTGCGTCCTGGGCTTCGGGCGATCATCTACCTGATTGACGACGGCAATCTTCCGTTCGGCACCTGCGAAAGGCAAACGCTGCTCAAGATCAGCTATCAGGCTGGTTTCGGCAGTGATCCGGCCAACATCCCCCCCGACCTTGCGCAAGCCGTGATGGATCAGGCCGCGAGTGCGTTCGATTGGCGCGGCGGCAGAGAGACGAAAGGTGATCTGCGACTGTCGCCGCATGCCGCCCGGATCATCGCCAACTATCGCGGGGTGGCGGTGTGACCGACGTGGAACTGGACGAAATGCTCACTGTGCGGTGGCCCATGGTCATCCGGCGCGTGCTGGCAGACGGCAGCGACAAGTGGGTCAAGGACTTTGCGAAGTCCATCGCGAGGCACGGCAAGCGCCGCGGTTGGCGGCCGACCGGAAAGCAGGAAGCGATCATGCGGCGCCTGGTGGCTGAGCTGGGCACGGCTCCCGAGGGAGATATGGAGGTCATCGAGAGAGACTGAGACGGATCGCCGGCTGTCCCCCTGATCAGGGCACAGCCGGTCTGAAGCGCGCGGCCTCGGGCTTGACGACTTGACCGGGGGGTCGCGCGAAGACGGTGGGACCGGGGAACTATCGACCACCACGGGCAGCCATGCAGCGCAAGCTGTCGTCCCAGCCCGAAGATAGCGGTGCCACCTGCGGGCAGCGAACACGGGGGCGCGCGCCGACGATGCTGGAAAGCGTCGGCGTGTCCTAAGCGGCGGCCAGGCTCCGACGAGCAGGCAAGATCGCGGCGGGCAATGGGCGACGGAAGTCGCCTGCTGTCCGTCACAACGACCCTCACCAACGAGCAGTGAGGACGACGGTGAGGACGACGGTGAAGACGTAGTGAAAGGGAAAGGCGATGAACGAGATCAGAGCATTCGGCGACCTGTTCGGTGCATCCATGCACAGCGATCTGCCGCGCGTTTCTGGTCCCAATGCCCAAAAACCCCTCGAAAGGGGGCACCGGCAACCTGAGTTTATGTTTCTCACTCACGACGACGGGCTGAGCGCCGCTGACAAGGCCTGTGCATTTCTGCAGAGCCTGCGCATTCCAGAGGGTCCGAAGGCTGGTGAGACGCTCTCGCTCGCACCGTTTCAGCGCCAGTTTGTCGAGGGCTCTCTCGCTCCGGAAACGCAGGTGGCCGTTCTGAGCATCGGCCGCGGCAACGCGAAGTCGGCGCTCTCGGCCGGCATCGCCCTGGGCGAGCTCTTGGGCGCCTGGGATCCACAGCCTCGCCGCGAGATCGTCATTGCGGCCCGAACCCGGGATCAGGGACGGATTGCCTTCAACTTCGCCGAGTCCTTCTGCGAAGGCCTGCCGCTTGAGCTGCGCCGGCGGCTGATCTTCCGCAAGAACCCCCGGCTTGAGATCGAGTTCGAAGGCGATGGCGGCGGCCACATGCTCAAGGTCATCGCGGCAGACGGCAAGTCGGCGCTCGGTTCGGCGCCCTGCCTGGTGCTGATGGACGAGCGCGGGCACTGGCCGCTGGATCAGGGCAACGACCTCGAGGCGGCGCTTCTGTCGGGCCTCGGCAAGCGCGGCGGGCGCGCCCTGATCATCAGCACCTCGGCGGCCGACGACGCGCACCCGTTCTCGCAGTGGATCGACCATCCGCAGCTCGGCACCTATGTGCAGGAACACCGCCCGTCGCCCGGGCTTCCAGCCGATGATCGCGCCTCATTGCTCGTTGCGAATCCCGGGTCTGCGCATGGGATCGGCGCCGGACTGGATTGGCTGGAACACACCGCGAAGGTCAGCATCGCCCGCGGCGGGTCGAGCCTGCAGACCTTCCGGCTGTACAACCGAAACGAGCGGGTTTCCGGGGACTCGGTCGAGCTGCTCCTCACGCCCGACGAATGGCTAGCCTGCGAAACCGACACGCTGCCGCCGCGCGAAGGCCCTCTGGTGATCGGGATCGACCTGGGCGGATCGTCCAGCATGTCCGCGGCAGCATTCTACTGGCCCGACACCGGCCGGCTTGAGGCCTTTGGCACGTTCCCCGGTAAGCCCAGCCTCCTGGACCGCGGCCAGCGCGACGGAGTGTCCGGGCGCTATGTCGAGATGAGCGACCGCGGAGAACTGACCACGCTCGGCGATGCAACCGTGCCGGTTGCCCCGTGGATGGGCCAGGTCATGGCCCGGGTGGCCGATCAGCAGGTCGCGGCGATCTGTGCCGACCGGTACAAGATGGCCGAGATCGGCGAGGCAATCGCGCGGGCCGGCATCCGTGCCCCGGTGGTCTGGCGCGGACAGGGCTTCCGGGACGGTGGCGAGGACTGCGAACGGTTCCGGCGGGCGTGCTTCGAGGGCAAGGTGATCGTGGCGCCCTCGCTGCTGCTGCGCTCGGCTTTTGCCGACGCGCTGACCAAGAGGGACGACGCCAACAACCTCAAGCTCACCAAGGCGCGCAGCCTGGGCCGGATCGATGCTGCGTCAGCGACCGTTCTGGCAGTCGCGGAAGGTGCGCGGATGAAGGCGCGGCCGGTGCGACAAGCAAGAGCGGTGTGGCTGTGAAGGCCGATCGCTTCCGCAGGTACTCCCGCCCGATCCTCCGCACAAAGCGGTGGAAGGCCCTGCGGTTCGAAATTCTGGCCCGCGATGACTGGTCCTGCGTGAAATGCGGCGCCCGCGGCCGCCTCGAGGTCGATCACATCAAGTCGGTTCGGGATGATCCGGCAAGCGCGTTCGATCCGTCGAACCTGCAGACGCTTTGCCCGTCCTGTCACACCGCGAAGACCCGCATCGAGTGCGGTCATGCCCCACCCGACCCGCGCCGCAAGGAATGGGCGCGCCTGGTCGATGACTTAGAGAATCCGAAGAGCAAAGGAGACAACGCATGTTGGATTCGGTGAAGATCCAGCGCCGGCAGTCGGAGATCCGGCAGGCGCTGGCTGGTCTGGTCGGCAAGGACAGCCCCAGCGAGGACGAAACCCGGAGCATGGATGCGCTCGACCGGGAGTATCGGACCAACGAGACCCGCTTCCGCGCAGCGCTCGTTGCCGAGGATGCCGAACGGCGCGATGCCGGCAAGGAGCTGGAAACCCGGTCGGACAAGGACTGGTCCGAGCTGGTCGGCGGCTTCGAGATGCGCCAGGTCGCGCTGGCGCTGGACGAAGGCCGCAGCCTGGACGGCCGCACCGCGGAAGTCGTGGCCGAACTGCGGTCGAAGGGCGGCTACCGTGGCGTCCCGGTGCCGTGGGCAGCGCTGGAACGCCGCGCGGGCGAGACTGTGGCCGGCGGCACGCCGAACCCGGTCAGCACCCGGCCGATCATCGATCGGCTGTTCCCGGACAGCGTGGCGTCCCGGATGGGCGCGCAGATGATCGCGATCGACTCGGGT